CTTTTCTAAATGTATTTTAAATTCTATGGGAGATAATAGAATAAAAAAAGAATTTATATCTAATGGTAAAGAAGGATCTATTCATAGATGGAATGGATTAAAAAAAGTACCTTGGGACATGGAAGGATCTTGGATGGTACTTGCTAGAATAAACGATGTAAAAAAAGAATTGCAGCAAGAAGCAAGAAATCTTTCATTATATTATCAAGATGTAAAAGGTAATAGATCATTTGATACTAATCAATTTTTAGCTATTGAGTATTGGAATAAAATTAATCAAGGTGGATCTATAACAAGAGAAGAGGCAACAGTAATGTATGAGTTTCTTTTAAACATAGATCACGGCTACCGGTCAGCGGACAGCAAAAAATGGAGCTTTGCTCATCCGAATCAGGTGTTTAATTTTGACGAATTACATTTGAGGTGTGGTATGAGAGATCAAAAAAGCAGCTGGGAAGATGCTTTTAAAAGAAAATTTAAGGAAAAAGATAAGTTGTATTTTAAAAAATTAATGAAAGAGGGTATAGATTTAAACTTGCCACCAAAGATAATTATAGATACTATTCACCAAGTCAAAGGCGGAGAAGCTGATAATGTAGTTTTAGCAAGTAAATGTAATTATCCTTCTCATTTTGAGAAGAAAAACTTAATGGATAAAGTAAAAGAACTTAGAGTTTGGTATACAGGTGCAACAAGATCTAAAGGTACGTTGCATTTATTAGGCACCTATCATCAATATAACTTTCCATTAGGTAAATACTTTAAACTTTACGAGGCAAACTATGTTTAGAAAATTAATAATACAAGCACTAGAAGATAAATATAATGCACAAATATCTAAAGCCGAAGCTACTATAAAAATATATTTTGAAAAACCAGTAGCTATTGGTGAACATCCACAACACGTTGACGAATGCGATAAATTAATAAATGAAATAGCTCAAGCACAAGAAAATTTAAAAATTATAAGAGACTTTGATTATGATTGAAAAGTATATAATGAAAGGCAATATTATACCATCTAGCATATGCGATATGCTAATAGAAAGGTCAAAAGAATTAGAGTGGGAAAAACATTTATGGCATAATAATAATAGAAATGAGTTTCATGACAGAGATACAGAGGGTGTTATCTGTTCTTATATGCCTGATGATTTATGTGGATTGCTGCATCCTCTCCTACATCAGTTAATTAGAGAATATCAAAAAACATTTTGTGGTAAAGCCGAGAATACAAAAAACGAATTTATAACTAAGATTACAAGACTTAGATTTAATAAGTATGCTCCAGGCAGTTATATGAAAGAACATCAAGATCATATACATTCAATTTTTGATGGTAATGAAAAAGGAATTCCTATATTAAGTATAGTAGGTAACTTAAATGATGACTTTGAAGGATCAGAATTTATATGTAGAGACAAGAGAGTAGCTATGGGTAAAGGCGATGTTATTTTATTTCCATCTAATTTTATGTTTCCACACAGAGTAACTGATTGTTTAAAAGGTGAACGAATTTCATTCGTAGGATGGGGGTATTAATGACACATAAAGATATGTTTAAGGGAGCTACTTATGATTCTTTAGAAAAGCAGGTAGGCGGGAATCACTACTCTAAAATGAAGATTCAGCCCGCAGAATTTATTAATGAAAATAAAATTTTATTTGCTGAGGGCAATGCAATTAAGTACATTTGTAGGCATCAGTCAAAAGGCAAAGAAAAAGATATCCAAAAGGCCATACACTATTTAGAAATGATATTAGAAAGAGATTATTCGTGATGCAATTATGTCTATCTTTAGGATTTATATTTATAATATTTGGGTTAATATTGCTGCTATTAATTAAATGGAATAACGAACGTGCTTGATTTTTTTGATATACCACCTGAAGTATTTAAAAGTTTAAAAGGTATCGCAAACGATACTAGTTCTGATAAAAATGTAGATCTAGCAGGAAACATCGAAAAAGAATATGATTTGACTAAATATATACCTTTGATTGAACCCACCTTAATGAATATAATTAAGGATCCTAAAACAAATTCAAGTAATCATTTAAAAACAGTTAAAGTAACAAAACATTTAAAACTTAAACAACAAGATTTTTGGGTAAATCATATGCACAAACATGAATTTAACCCTGCTCATTCACACTCAGGTTTATTTAGTTTTATATTATTTATACAAATACCTTTTTTAATCCAAGATGAAATGAATAATCCTAAGTCAAGACATAGTAATTCACCACTATCAGGATTCTTACAATTTTTACATTTAGACCAAGCAAGTCGAGGAGGTATTACTGAACATAACATACCTGTCGACAAGACTTACGAAGGAAAAGGTTTTATATTTCCAGCTTTTTTAAAACACTCTGTATATCCATTTTATACTTCTGACTTACCAAGAATTACTATGTCAGGAAATATTTATGCAGTGTAAAAAAATCTTTGTAGTGTTAAGTATTATGTTACTATTTTTAACATCAAATTGCGTTAAAAATTTAAGAGATTTCAACCCTACCACAACAGTTGCAAATCAATTAATAAAAGTTATAAGTAATAATAATAAATGACCCATCAATTAAATTTTATTTATAATGATTCAGATTGGATATGTCCTGCTGAATACCCTGATTTGTCTAAAGCCACAGAAATTGCAATAGACTTAGAAACTAAAGATCCAAATATAAAAACTAAAGGAGCTGGATGGGCTACCTTTGATGGTGGCATAGTTGGTTTTGCAGTAGCTGCACTGGGCCAACAATGGTACTTTCCAATTCAACATGATGCAGGTGGTAATATGGATTTAGCTATAACAACTGCATGGATGCAGGATATTCTTAAAACTCCTGCTACTAAAATATTTCATAATGCAAGTTACGATGTCGGTTGGTTGTTAGTAAATGGTTTCGAGATTAAAGGTAAGATTGTAGATACTATGATCGCTGCAGCAATAATAAATGAAAATAGATTTAGTTTTAGTTTAAATGCATGTGCTAAAGATTATTTAGGTGAAGTTAAAAATGAAACATTCTTAACTGAAAAAGCTAAAGAGTGGGGCATAGATCCCAAGGCTGACATGTGGAGATTACCTGCGGGTTATGTTGGTCATTACGCTGAACAAGATGCAGGTTTAACTTTAAGACTATGGGAAAGATTAAAAGGTGAAATTGTAAAACAAAATTTAAGTGATGTGTGGGAAATGGAAATGGAGCTCCTGCCTATACTTATTGATACTAGACGTAGAGGTATTAGAGTTGATGAAGAAAAAGCTCATTTACTAAAAAAAGAATTTAAGAAAAAAGAATTTGAAGTATTAGATAAAATAAAACAAGAGACAACTCACAGTGTAGACATTTGGGCTGCACGAAGTGTAGCTCAGGTGTTTGATAGAATAGGTGTGGAGTACCCACGGACACAGAAAACCGGAGAACCAAGCTTTACACAAAACTGGTTAGTAAACTGTAATAACCCGATAGCACAACTAATAAGACAAGCAAGAGAAATAAATAAATTTCATTCAACATTCATAGACTCCGTATTAAGATATACGCACAAAGGCAGAATCCATGCAGAGATAAATCAATTAAGATCAGATCAGGGTGGAACTGTATCTGGACGATTATCTTATTCTAATCCAAACTTACAGCAGATACCAGCCCGTAACAAAGAAATGGGTGATAAAATTAGAAGTTTATTTTTACCTGAAGAGGGTAGACAATGGGGTAGCTTTGACTACTCACAACAAGAACCAAGATTAGTAGCTCACTACGCTGCATCTATAGACGCAGGATTTGATGGTGCTGATGAATTTATAGAAGCCTACCAAAATGAGTCAGCAGACTTTCACCAAATAGTTGCTGATATGGCAGGTATATCTAGGACTCATGCTAAGACGATCAATTTGGGTCTTTTCTATGGTATGGGTAAAAACAAATTAGCCACAGAATTAGGTATTGATAAAGATGCTGCAGATAGATTGCTGCAAACATATAACAGTAGAGTACCATTTGTTAAGAAATTAGCCGCAGAAGTGTCTAACAGTGCTTCTAAATATGGCTTTATTCGGACTATAAAGGGCCGTAAATGCCGTTTTAACATGTGGGAGCCCTCTACCTTCGGAATGAATAAGGCGATGGACTACGAGGCTGCTAAGGCCCATTATGGAAATAACATACGTAGGGCATTTACATATAAAGCTTTAAACAGACTAATTCAGGGGTCAGCAGCTGATCAAACTAAAATGGCTATGATTCAATGCTACAAAGCAGGATATAAACCTTTATTACAAATACATGATGAATTATGTTTTTCTATTGATAAGGAAGAAGATATTAAACATGTTAAATCGATAATGGAAAACGCAGTCGAAAATCTTAAGGTTCCTTCTAAAGTAGATATTGCACTTGGAGCTTCTTGGGGTGAGGCAAAAGAATAAATACTAATCGTTCATTT